GGAGACGGCGTGACGGGATTGTCTACCATCGGGCGGACTCCGTCACGCACCGGAGGCACATCGTTTTCGCCGGGCAAGGTCATTCAGGTGCGACGGTTTCGTCTGTGAAGGTGGTGGTGAACCTGTTGTTGTAGAGCCTCTGGACTGAACCGGAGGTGGTCGTCTGGGTGCTCGTTCCGGGAACCCATTTGGCTGGACGATCTCCTGCTGGGAGCGCCATGTAGGCTTCATACATGGCCACGGCAAGAGCGTAAAGGATCTTGCGGATGTCCCCCGTTGCGCCATCGCAGTCCGCAAGCGTCAACTCTGGCAGCGCCGAGATGGGGATTGCGAAGTAGTCCTCGCTGCTGGCGAACGTCGCGACAATCACGGAGCCGTCGGCCTCGCTGGTGAAGTCAACGATTCCGGGGAGGTATGACTCTGGATCAGTGGTTGCAGGCATCAGATTGGGCGAGGTAAGGTGTAGGAGGAAACGAGGTATCCACCTCGATAGGGCTGCACGGCGACCCACGTAATCTCTTCTGGCCAATCCGTGTAGTTGGTGGCAGGGAAAGTTTTGGAATAGGACTGTGGCTCCCACTCGGGGTCAGTGGTGCCGATGTTGCAGAAAAACTCCGTCTCAGTGTGGAGGCAGGGTGGGATGCGAATCGAAAAAAGCGGGGACTGGAAGTCCATGCCTTCCGGGATCAGTTGAACCGGAAGCGTTGGGGTGTATGGATCTTTCTGGCACCATTGGACGACTGTGGCGATCTGCGGTCCTGAAAACCCTTTTTTAACGGAGTAGTCCGGGTAGATGACCGAACCCCGACCGTTCTTGGCAGTCCATTCGGTGAGGTTAATCGACTGAAGAACTGGTGGCCATTCGTAGTTGACCACATCGAAGAATGTAATCTCCTCGGTATCAAACAGCTTGCGGGTGTCCTTCAGTGCCCAGTTGGCATCGACTCCTTGGTAAGTGATGAGGTAGCCGTCGGCTCCGATGGTGTCAGCGGCAACGTCGGTCTGCTCCACCAACTCCTGAGTCTCGACGAAGGTGGCTCCGGTCCGCTCGTCGAACGAGGTGCTCGACACCGCGACAGGGTCGCCCCCTTGAGCGGTGGTGATGGTGTGCTTGATCTTGCCTTTGACCGTAACGCGGATCTGCTGGTTGAGAGCCGCTGTCGGGACGGTCGGAGATCCGCTGCCGTCGAACGAGATGTCGTCGGATGTGCTGACAATCCCCTGAGCGTAGAACTTCTGCGGGGCGAGGCGCTCCTGGATGCCCTGATACTCTGTCTCAGGGGACACGAGCTGCCGCAGATCCGACACCGAGTTGCACGGGTCAACCGGAGTGTATTCCGTGATCTTGCCGCTGGAGTCTACACCAACAGGAGAGGACGGGACCGCTGATGTGAGCACCAGAGTCCGCACCGTCGGGTAGGCGTAGCCGTCGTCGAGAGCGTTGAGGCCGGGAAGCGCCGAAGCAGATCCTGTCTGCACCGTCGTGGTCGTGGTCTGGACGGTGCCGTTCTTCTCAACGGTGACCTCCTCGCCGAGGTTGGGGTTCGGCGCAGCGGGCGCACCTTCGGTCGTGATGACGATGCTGGTGGTGCTGCTGGTTGCCTGCGGACAGAAGAACTGGTTCGGCTTAAGCCGGGACGCTGAGACCCGGTATCCCGGTTCGAGGTCCATGAAGGTGCGCAGCGTGACTGCATACCAGTTCTCGGAGAGTTGGTTGACGCCCCGGAAAGATCCATCCGACTGCGCTCCCCAGTAGGCATTGGCCTCATCGGCGACGAGAGCTTCGATGGTCGAGGAGCCTGTGACGACCTCCCCACGGAAGTAGAGCGTGGTGACATCGAACTCGCCCTTGCCCGTGCGCTGGCGAATGCCGACCTCTGTGATCGTGACCCGCTTGACGTAGACGAGGTTCTCCGCGACGAAGAGGGAGTCGATCTCCTGCTGCCCGGTCGGGGTCTGCTGGCGGTTGGCGAGGATGAACTCCTCAGTGAACTTGCCCTCAGGCACGTTCGGCATCGGTGTCCCCATCGTAGGAGCCAGCGGATCGTATTCCGACCGGAGCGTGACGTAGGCTCGCTGGACGGCGCTGAACCTGTTGCCACCAATGTCGGCAACGGTGTGGGAGAAGTTGTAGGCGTCCTGATTGACCCTGGGCGCGGCATAATACCAGCGGCTCCACTTGTCGGCGGTCTGCGGGGAGACGTAGACGAGACGGTGGTTCGGGAACTGCTGCCGCCCGCGATAGGCGTCGCCGTAGCTCCACTGGTCGTCCTTGTTGGCTGGGAGATCGCCGCTCTTCTCGACGTAGAACAGCGTGTCGCGCTTGTCGGGCGTCGCCCACACGAACACCGGGTCAATCGCGGGTGCGGGGGTGCGGGGGTTTGGAACGTCTGCGGCCACGGCGGGATGATAGATGGTTCAGTTCCGGCTGTCGATCTGATTCAGGTGTTTCAGGTCGAGCGGAACTTCGGTGTGCTTCGGAAGCGGCGGGCGGACGGTGATGATCGCCAGTGTCCCGGCAGAGAAGAAGACGGCATGTGGCGTCTTCGGCGGGATGGTCCACACGTCGTTCTCGCCGTAGGTGTCGCCCGTGGAGAGGTCGGTCATCGAGCCGCGCTCCACCTTGACCGACTCTTCCTCGATGTGGGTGTGGGTGCTGATCTGATACGGGGCGTGGCAGTAGAGCTGATAGACGGTCTCCGTCTCCGAGGTTTCGAGGAGCTGGATCTTGGCTCCGCAAGGATCGACCTCCACCCAGCCACGGGTCAGCGGCACCGCGCAGCTCAGTCCGTTCATGAACATGATGCGGATGACGTGCGTGGAGTCCGGCCCTGCGAGGTCAGCAGCGGCGAGCATGCGCTGCTCGACGATGGCCCAGACCTTCTGCTCGAAGTGGTCCTTCATCTCCTCCTTGTCCTCCCGCCGCCACCGCTTGATGATCGGGATGACAATGGCAGTGTAGATGGAGATGCTGCCAACGATCAACGCGGCAACCCCCTGGAGAATCGGGCCTATGGACTCGGGTGGGATCATCATGCCTCAACTTTAGGTGTTGACAACTTTAATGAGCTACCGCATATAGCCGCATGCCGAAAAAGCTCGAAGTTCTGTGCGGGGAGAGGTTTGGTTCCTTGTGCGTAGTCGGAGACGCACAAATCCACGTTACCAGCGGGGGGCACCGAAAACGCCAGGTTCTCTGCCGATGCGATTGTGGTGGCGAACTGGTGACGCGGCTTGCTTCGTTGACAAATAGGCGCACGACTTCCTGCGGGTGCGGTAAAAGCAAATCCGTGTCTGTTCGATTCATCAAGAAAGTGGACGGTCTTCGCTCCAAAGACCACCCTCTCTACACCACTTGGAAAGGTATGCGGGAGAGGTGCAATAACCCCAAAAACAAAGCATTCAAACACTACGGCGGTAGAGGTATAAAATGCTGCGAAGAGTGGGAGTCTTTTGAAGCATTCGCTAAGAGTGTGGGTCCGCGCCCCTACCAAACCTCTACGTTGGATCGGATTGATTATTCTGGCGATTACTCGCCTGAGAATGTGAGGTGGGCGGACCGCCAAACTCAGATGAGCAACATGAGGTCGAACGTCAAAGTAACTCTTGATGGGGAGACGAAAACAGCGAGCCAATGGGCTCGTCAATTTGGACTCAACCCCGCGTTGGTTTTTAGCCGGACCAGTCGTGGGTGGTCTATCGAGCGTGCGCTCCAAACCCCGTCGCCTGGGGGCACCTTCAATAACGGGGTTTGACAAAACCAATGTCATGCTTCGTTTTTGGAAAGAGCCCCCGAAGATGCAACGACATATTTCTTCGCTGCTGACGGGGTGGTGACGTATGGCGGACGCCGGACTGCGATGCAGCGGTCCTTGGCGACTCGGGTGATACAGACCTTGTTGGATTGATTGCCCCCGAGAACATGGTAGGCCGAGTCGTCTTCTGCCACGTAGAAGCCAACGTGACCTCCTCCATTGCGGACGAAGACCAGCACGTCGCCGAGTCCTGCTTTGGGGGGCTTCACGCCATATTTGGCCCAGTTCCTTGCCCACAGGGGATCTTTCACGACCTCTGCGGCATTCTTCATGCGACGGTAGGTGATGATCGCAGCAAAGAGTCCGCACCAAGGGATGTCGTCGTCCGAGTAGCCTGCAATCTTGACGCCCGCCTGATTCAGCTCATCGCGCCACGCGATGATCGTCTTGTTGCTCCCCTTGCCGACGACTTCTGCCACGCCAAGTTCGGCGAGGGCAAGACTGATGGTTTTCGGCAAACCCTTCAGCGACGTGAGCCACTGGTATTTTTCCGGGAGATTCATGAGTTGGCGAATCGGGTGAGATGCTCTTTGACGAGGCTGAACCATTCAGGGGATTCGTCAATCGCCGTGTGGCCGTAGGGCAGAACTTGGGGTTTGTGGATCACGGTCTGTGACCACTCAAAGCGCAGATCGTGCGCCTGGGGGAGACTGATCGTCTGCCGGACCCAGTGAACCTCCTCGACCGACCGGGCGATGTCGATATGCGCGGCCTTCGGCATCAGCGACCTCACGGCAAACGGCTGGAGGAGGTGCCACGCTGGGAGCCACGTTGGGCGGTAGACTGGATCGCAGAGAAGCATCAGCTTGATCGTGATGCCGTGCTTCAGACACGCCTTGGCAAACTTCTGCGCTGTGAAGCCGCCCCCATAGGAGTATCCCACCACGGCACACTCAGTGACGCCGGATCGGGAGAGGTAGGCCACCATTCCATCCGTGTCGGCGTCCCACTGCCGGGGATCGAGACAGGTCAGCTCCGGGCCTACGAGTTTGCGGATCACCTCACGGAAGAGCCGCTCGGTCCCAGTGTTGCGGTCGAGACTCTCAGTGTAGCCCTGGAAGGTGACGACGGCGCGGAGCATGGTGGAGTCAGGGTTCGGGCTCAGGCTCTGGCGGTGCAGTGTAGCTGAACGCCACCCCGTCGAAGGCATATCCGGCAGGCATCTCGACGATGCACCGCTCCGGGAAGTCGGTCTTCTCAAGCTGTGCGTTAATGGCCATACCCAGTTCGGTGTTGCCAATGAACCGGGCCAAGGAGAGCGGGATGTTGGCGTTCAGGCTGTCCACGATCACCTGCGGATCACGGTTCCAGAACGCCAGATAGCACTCGACCTGGGTTACAGCGTAGTGCCTTGCGGCCTTGGCCTGCTTGAGTGCTAGTTCTCGGTTGAACTCGGTAGGGGTGAGGGGCTCGATCATGAGTGTTAGCTGTTAATCCACGCTGTTCCATTGAAAAAAACCTCAGTCACGGTTGAGCCCCCGCCCGCTGCGTTAGCTCGGAAAATAGGCAGCGCCGCGCCGTCCGTGATAAACGCTTTGTCGCCTTGCGTTCCAGCCGGGAGCGTGGCGAAGGTGTAGCCTTTGAGGCGAACGACTCCACCAGAGACAATGCGGCCAGCAACAAGTAGATTCGTCGCGCCTGCGTCGGTTGTTGTGCCGATGGACAAGCCACCGGCGACGCTTAGCCTCATGCGCTCGCTGGCGTTGGTCCCGAATGTCATCGGAATTCCAGAGCCAGAGTTGAAAAATACGGTGGAGGCATAACTGCCTGCCGTGCTGCCCCCGTAGCCGAAAGAGCCGCGCTGCGTGTTGCTTGCGTCCATCAGTCCGATGGATGAATACGAAGAATTATTCGTTCCGCGAATCTGAATCGTGTCGATGCTTGATGTCGGACCGCTGGCGATGAGGGACGGGGCGGAAGAGGTTAGGGTGGTGTGGGTGGCCGTCCCGTTGGCGTCGATTGATAGCAAATTGGAGAACGTGTTTCCCGCGCCTGCCGCTGCCCTGAGCAGGTTCAGTCCGTTGTTGCTTGCCTCATAACCCAGAGACAAAATGAAGCTGTTGCGAGTCGCGTCCTGCTGCGCCCATGATCCCCCTGATCGTGTTGCGTTGGCGTTTAGATTGATTCCTCGGAAGTTGGCCGTTGTCTCACCAATGACTCCGCAGTTCGACGAGTCCATCCAGACCCCGGAGTAGCCCGTAGTAGGGACGTGAGACGATGGCACATAGCCATTGACTCCGTAGTTGCCATCATCTCGGATGATCGCTCGCGTGGCGGAGGCAGAGTTTTGAACCGTGAATGCAGTCCCTGTGGTGGTTCCTGCTCCGCGTGCAATAGGAGTTGTTAGCGTCGGACTAACCGAAAACACAACCCCGCCAGCGGTCCCAGTCTCACCCGTAACAGCCGCAGCGAAGTTCGCGCTTGTCGGATTTTCGAGGAACGTGGCTACTCCTGTTCCGGGCGTGACCGCTGCGAGCCCGCCAAGAGCAGAATTGAACGCCGCTGCTGCTCCGGTGCCGAACGTGTAGCTTGTGGCATTCAGCCCCACTCCGGTTCCGGCTGGGATCGTAAGGTTCTGCCCGCCGCCTGCGCCCCATGAGAAACAGGTGACGCTTGATTGGTTTTCGAGCGTCCCGCCTGCGGATGAGGTCGCACGGGCTCTGGGGATCTCGATATTCGTGGTTCCGTCGAAACTGGTTCCGCCGATGGTGCGAGCGGTCTGGAGCGCGGTAGCAGTTCCTGCGTTTCCAGTGACGGTCGTTTGGTCGCCTGTGTTCGTGCCGGAAAGGTTCTGCCCTACAATATCTCCAAGCGATGTGATGCCTCCGGTGGTGTCGATGACGAGAACATCTGGAGTGCCCGCATTGCTCGCCTTCAAAATGTCGCCGCCACCTGAATAGAGCTCCAGTGCCAGCCCGGACTCAGTGCTCGCACGCACTCCAATCCCTGAATCGGAGGTTCCTACAGCGCCCGTGCCCGAGTCTGAAATGCCCACGACGCCAACGCCTGAACCCGACGAGCTATATAGCCCTTCGCCAAAAAAGCCCGTGTCAATGTCCCCAAAAATTGCTTCCCCGTTTGTGCCACGAAGAACAAGCGTGTCTGGCGTCGGTTGTTTGGTGGCATCCGTAATCTGAGCTGAAACCAACCCCGTCAACCCGCTGCCGTCGCCGGAAAAGCTGGTTGCCGTGACATCTCCATCTTGGTTGGCTGTGACTACTACGCCCGCATTGCCCTCCAACTGCATGAGATCTCCCGCGAAGGAATACCCATAAATGGCAGTTCCCGAACCGGAGATCGCCTCAACCCCTTTGCCGGAAGTTGCGTCTCCGTAGAGGCCAGATCCAGTGCTGCTGTTTATGCCTTGGACCGCAGCGAACGCTCCGCCTGATGCAAATGCTGCGGAGCCTTCGGCGTCCCTGAGAGCGACAGTATTCGGTGTTCCTGACGAAGATGCTGCGTAGGTAGCTGCCGTGCCAAGCCCCAGATTCGTCCGTGCCGTGGAGGCACTGGCGAGATCGGAGAGGTTGTTGGCTCTGCTGGCAAACAGCCCTGCGAGCGTGGCCTTGATGTTCGCCCAGGTGAGCTTCTTGAGCCCCCACGACGCGGCGGAGTCGGAGAGTGGAAGCTCGTCTGCATCGACCGGAGTGGTCTTGCTGGTGGCCGCGTGGATGGTCGCGGCCAGCGACGCGGCAGGCACGTCCGAGAACCGGGGGTCGTCCCCAGCGGCGACGGTGCCTGCGGTGGTGCCAACATCACGGGTGGCGCTATCCCCGAGTTGGATGTTGTCGCGGGCTTGCAGCGCCTCGCCGGAGGTGAGGGTCTGGGCTTCGTCGAAGCGGACGGCACGTTGAGACAGCCACTCGTCGGGCGTCGGGACGTGGGTTGGGGTGCCTTCATCTCCCGTGACGACGCCACGCTCGACAACAAAGTTGACGGTGTCGGAGGACACCGGGCCGACGTTGGCATCCGAGTAGCGGACATCGACGACGCAGTTGATCTCGTCATCGGTGCCGATGGCGGCGATCAGTTCGACCGTGTTGAGATCGAGAACACCATTGTAGCTCTTGGACGCGGCGTCGTAGGTCCACGTCTCGCAGACGGCGACGAACTCTTCTTCACTCACCGCAGTCTTGACTCCAAGGGTGATCGTGACCGGGGCGGTGAGCGCCCTGGGCGACAGGTTCTTGGAGAAGATGACGCGAATTGGCAACTCATTGCCGACCTTGATCGGGATGGGCTGCTCAAGGATCGAACCGAGCAGGTTGTAGCTCAGTTTCTGGGTCTGGGTGTTGAAGTAGAATCCGAGCATGGGATCAGTCCTCTTCGTCGCTCCAAGGCATCTTCACCTGCTGGGCGAATTTGACCAGCGGGTTGTCCATCTCTTCTTGGGCCTCGTCCTCTTCCATCTCGGCTTCTTCGGAGGCAAGCTCCATGCCGTCGATGGCGGACAGGGTGAAAGTTCCATCCTCGTTGAGGAGGATCGAGGCGACCGCATCAAACGGTTCGCCGGGTTTGGCTCCCTCTGGAAGCTCATAGCCTTTCGGCAAGGTGATCTGCATCATAAAGGGAAAAAGGAAGAGGAGCCGAGCGGCTGTGACACCGCTCGGCTCCTGGGTTGAGGGTTAGACGAAGAACGAGTCTCCGCTGCCGAGGTCCGCCGAATCGCCGGAGAAGCCGGATGGGCATCCCGCGAGGTCGATGTCGGTGGGGCAACGCTTGTGGATGATCGAGTAGCCGAACTCCGGGTGGACGGGCTTGGTGCCCGTCTGGATCACCGCACGGTAGAAGCCCAGAGCGTTGTCCGGGTTGTCGGTGCGGTGCTGGATGTTCATCCACTTGAAGTCGCCCATGTAGGACTGGGGCTTCCAGTTGGTGCCGGAACCACGGGTGCTGATCGGCTGTGGCACCATGAAGCTCATCACCGTTGGCAGGTAGATGTGGGACATGGTGAACTGGGCAGCGCGATACTCAGCCGAGATCTTCGACTTGGTGCCCTTGGTGGCGGCAGCGGTTTCGTACGGCAGCACCTCGACGTAGGCTCCACCGACGAAGTTGAAGCGCCGTGGGAGGTTTTCGATGGTGTGGTAGAAGCCACGGATGGCGCGGCTGACTCCGAGCGGGGACAGAAGATCCTTGGCGCGGTTGGTCAAGCCTTCCTGATTCCAGAGCATTGCCTGGGTGGTGGCGGCTTCGCGGACGAGGCTGTCGGAGGTCTCCGCATCGGTGATGAGGATGAACGCCGGGCGGCTGTCGTAGTAGCCGAGCGAGCCACCATCTTCTTCGGCGGAGTCCGCAATCAGTTCCATGTAGAACTTGTTGAGGGTCTGCTGGCGGAGGACGGAGGTGGCTTCGATGGCCGGGAAGCTCGCGGAGTTCTCAGGGAGGCCCGGAGCGGCGATGACCTTGTGCTCACAGACGCGAGCGTATTCGAGCATCGCACGGCGCTTCCACGTATAGCGGATGACCCCGGTGAGGTTCTCATACATGAGGCGGATCTGCTCCGAGGTGCGGAAGGCGTTGCGAACGTCGTTGACGCAGATTTCCTGCGACTCCAGGGCCTTCTGAACGAGGTTGTAGGAGCGGAGGGTCTGGCCCGTGGGCACAACGTCGGCGGTAGGAACGCAGTTGTTGGTGTCCTCGTTCGGGGCGAGCACTTCCCAGTCGTCAATGTTGTCCGGGAGGTTGCGCTCCATAGTCAGCACTTGAAGGGTGTCGGACATGCCGTCCGGCCACGCTTCCTTGGGGACGAGTTTCGCCCAAACCGAGCTGTTGAAGCTCTTTTTGTAGATGCGCTCGCTGATACGATCCTGTTCCCGGATCAGGGTGTCTTCGATGGGTGTTGGCATAACGGGGGTGGCCTTTGGCCGGATAGAATTTGGGTGGAGTTGGTCCCTTGCTCGGCGAGGGTCGCCTGCAAGCTCATCAAGTCCTTCCTAAGCCAAGGGAAGGCCCACCACGGATGCGGCAGGGGTTTCGGCTTTGTGTATGCCCGGTTTGAGAAGTCGGAACTTCGCGCAGAGCTTTGCGCGAAAAAGTGAACACCGTCAAGCGCGAAATAAAAAACCCCGATGCCGGAATCCCGGCATCGGGGTTTAGTGCGTCCGGGTCCCCACCTGAAAAATCACTCCAAAGGAGTCGCAGTGCCTACGGTCTCACCAGCGACGACGTGTTCGCCGTGGATTTCCCAGTCGGTCGCCAGCGCGTCCGAGCCGGACGGTTGCCACCCGTGAAGGGAGTTATCTGGGTACACGATGCAGAACTGGTTCTGGTATGTGATCGGTGCGCCGGACTTCAACAGCACGTCTTTGACCGCCTGCGGGAGACTGGTCATCTTCGGGATGATCTCAGCCGGAACCTCTGAAGGCACCTGCCGGAACACGAAAAGACCTTTCCCGTTCCAGCCTGCGCGGCTGACAATTTTTCCCTGTTTCAAAGCCTCGATGGCTTGTCCGAATGTTTGGTTTTGGTGCATAGAGTCGTTGATGTGGGGTGAAATCACTCAAACTGATCCAAGACGTTCCCGGAAGGGGTGAACGACTTGAGCCCCAGGGTCGCCGCAACGGCGCTTGGGAGATCCACGTCTGGGCGCTGCGGTGGAGTGGCGGTGCCGCCGAGCTTGGGGGCTGTCGAGGTGGACTCCTTGACGCGGGACTTGTAGGTCTCCAGTTCCGCTTGGACGCTGCGGAGCTGCTTCACGACTCGCGGAAGCAGGACGCCGGAGGCTGCGGCAAACGCCTTGGTGCTCGGATCAGCCTTGTCGAGGTCGATCTTGACGATCTGGTCGGCAAAGTTGGCGAACACGGCGTCGGCGGTCTCCCCCTCCGCGAGTCCAATGAACGGCACCCGCTTCTTGAGTTCCTCGACGGCGTTCTTGGCAGCTTTCTCGAAAGTCTCGCGGGCCTGCTGCTGGGCTTTGGTCTCGGTCTCCCGAGTCCGCTCCTCCAGTTCGCGGCGGGCCTCGACGGCGCGTTCGCGGATCTCCTGCTGCTTGGTGAGCAGTTGGCGGGTGTCCTGCGCCATGCGGATGACCTCCATCTGATCGACCGCACTGAGTCCAGCAACGATGTCGTTGAGAGCTTCACGCTGCTTGGCCGGATCGCGTTCGCCGAGCACTGAGACGAGCTTGTCGAAGTCAATGTCGTTGGCCTTGGCGATCACGTCGGCTGCTTCGGCAATCGCGGTGAGCGGCTTCTCGACGACGTTCTTGTATTCCTGGGTGCCTTCGACGCGGGCGATGGCAAGCTCGCGTTCAGCCTCCTCGACGAACTTGGTCTTCTCCTCCAGCTCGGGGAGCTTGGCGACGGACTTCTCCAGTTCGGCGATGCGGGCCTCCCTCTCAGCGAGCACGCGCTCACGCTCAAGCAGGGCCTCCGACTTGACGCGGGCCTCCTCCTTGTAGGTCTTGGCCGACGCCTTGATCTTGTTGAAGTGGTCCTTGGACGCTGTGGACGCCGTCTTCGGAAGCTCGATCTGGAACTCCTCGTCTTCGGTCGTCTCGGTCTGAGCGGCTTCGGCTGCGGGCGGAGTCTCGACGACGGGCGGAGTGACCTCGGCTGGAGGCGTCTCTGAAGACTCTCCGGCTTGGGCCTTGATCGCGTCATCGAACGCGGCGAGGAAGTCGGTGGTATCCCCGGAGCTGATGTCCTGGGTCTCGGAGAGGGCGTCCAGCATGGCACTGGCGGCGAATGTGTCAGGTTCGGTCATGGGGTGTTGTCGTCTTGGAGTGTTTCACGGATGGGCGGGCGTCCGAGGACTTTCTTCGGCGGGGTGAACTCCCGCGTGAGACGGTGAAGCCCTTGGAGGATGTGGTTGGTCCCTGCGGTCTGCTGGTAGCGTGCTGCCGCAACCACGGGATTCGTGGTGGTCAGATCCGTGACTTTCGGCTCGATCTCGTCCTTCAACGCCTCGAAGGCGAGAACGAGGGTCGGGTGCTGTAGCAGCGCGGAAAGCTCCTGCCGACGAACCTCGTCGGACTGGAAGCGTTCGCTGAGTGTGGGGGTTGGGGTCATTGTGTCTTACGTGATTCTCTGGCGATCTTCGCGGCCTCCTTGGCGTCTTCGATGGCGTTCTTGACCCTGGCGGTCTCCAGCATCATCTCGATCTTGGCCCGTCCGGTCTCCCGGATGATGTCGATCTTGGCGCGGCTCTTCTCCAGTTCGGCGATGTCCTGCTGCGACGGACCCTGCTCGGGCTGTCCACCCTCCTCGGTCTGCTCGGCGGCAGCGGCTTGGGCCTTGCGCAGCCCGTTGGAGATGACCTCGCCGACCTGCTGGAGGATCTGGCGATACTCGGCTGCTTGCACCTCGGCAGCGGGGTCTTGGGAGATGAGATCGACGTGATCGGCGGTGTGCTGGAACAGCAGACGCATCTGGATGGCGATCTCCTCGATGGGGGCCTGACCCTGCTCGACGGCGTTGAAGCCCTCCAGCAGCGGCTTGATGTGCTCGGCGAGATGGACGAGGTGGCGGTCGGAGGTGAGCACCGGAGTCTCGTTGTCGCGGAGCAGCTCGAAGTTCTGAAGGACGGCGATCTGGGTGTCCGTGGTGGTGCGGCGGACACCTCGGGCCGGAATGAAGTTGTTGGCCTGAGCAGCGCCGACGAGGGCCACGGCTCTCGCCCGGTCAAGGTTGGCTTGGCCGACATCGTCCATGCGCGGGCGGAGTTGCTCCAGTCCATCGAGGGCCATGACGTAGGCGGACGCGGAGCCTGCACCGATGGCCTTCACCACCTTGCACTCCTTCACGTCGATCATGTAGAACGCCTCAAGGGGCACGCCGCGCTTGAGCAGGCGGAGCTTGAGGTCGGCGATCTCGCGGCCACCGGGGTCTTCCGGGACGTAGTCGCGGCGGATCATGCGGCGGATGGTCTGCTGGAGGAGCCGCTCGAAGGGGCCATACCAGAAGTCGAGAGCGGTGTTGGAGAGCTGGGCGTTCTGCTGAAGCTCGGCTCCCACTTGAAACTTGGTCTTGCGCTGGTCGCCGTCGAACACGCCCTCAGAGGAGTAGCCCCCGGTGCGGTTGTTGCGGAGGCGCTCCATCTCAGCCAAGGCTGGCATCACGGTGCGCTGGAGGTCCGGTGCGGCATACTGCACGACGTTGTATCCGGGCTCGATCACGGCGGATTGGCCGTAGTAGATCATCCCGGCAGTCTGGAGGGAGGACTCGTCGCCTGCCTGGAGCATCAGCGAGGACGCCAGTTCGCTCTGGCCGATGAGGCGGGAGAGCGAGCGGTTGCGCTGCTGCTCGAAGTCGTAAATCTTGTAGCCCAGACCCCGGATGCCGTGGATCTTGCAGTTGGTCCCCAGTCCGTAGGGGAAGAGGACCAGCGCCTCACGCATGGCATCATAGCAGCAGCGTGATTTGTAGAGGAAATTCGTCTCGGTGCCGACCTCGGTGGTGACGTAGTGGCTGACCTTGCCATTGAACTCCTTGATGAACCCGTTGACCACCCGGACGACGGGGGTGCTGTTGGAGAAGCCCACGTCGTTGTTCTTCATCTCATCGACCAGACGCTCCCAGTCCATGAAGTTCGGCAGGATCGAGGTGGCTGTGGTGATGGCCTTCTTGACCGCTGCGACGTTCCAGCCGTTGTAGTCCTCGCAGCCCTCGGGGGCGTTGCGGATGGTGTTGTAGAGCCGGGTGACAGTGTATTCCTCACTCGCGCAGGCGACCTCCAGCTCATCCTCGAAGGCGAAGGTCTGCCGGGAGAAGTAGAACTGCCCGAGGCCGGAACCCCGGTAGCGCCAATCAAAGCTGTCCGGCCAATGGCCGACTCCGAGTCCGTCCCAGACGAACTTCTTGCAGAGATTGAGGGATTGGAAGGAGAACTGCGCCCAGTTGCGGATGGTGCGGGTGATCTCCTCGCCGATGGCAACCGAAAGCTCCTCACGATCCTCCTCGGGTCCGTAGAGCGTGGGGGTGGTGACGACCGTTTCCGGGCTCTGGATGAGGTTGTAGTAGGGCGTCATCGCCCGCTCAAGCTGCTCGGCGGCACCGTCGAAGTTGATGTTGACCGTGTCCGGTTGCCCCGCTTCGTCCAACTCGGACTGCTCGTAGGGCTGCTCCCCGTCGAGCAGAAGCTGGGTGCGTGCCCGAATCCGTGAGTTGGTCAGATCATCGTCCCGGAACCGCATGTAGATGTTGCGGAGCGCCTCGGCATCGCGGAGACGCTCCGGTGGGGCATCCCCCTCACGGTCGAGGGTGAGGAGCGGGATGCCGTCAATGGCTACGGGAAATTTGGATTCGTCGAACATAATGCAGGGCTTTTACGCCCTTGAGGGTCGATCAGCAAGCCGTATCAGACAGGCTTCTCTTTGCGGGGGCCTCGCGGCTGGAGGAGGTGGTCCGGGCTGGAGGTGGCTCCGATGGACTTGGTGAGGTGGAAATCAGCGTTCATCTCCCACTTCAGGGCCTCCCGCCAGTGTGTCCTCGGCTGGAGGTAGCGGAGCAAGGAGGACTTGGTGATGAACTCCTTGGAAAGGATCACCGGGCCTGTGAAGATCACCGAGCCGTCTTCCGCCTTCTTGCCGGAGCCCATGACCCGCTTGGCCTGGGTGACGTAATACTCCGCCTGAAGGGTGTCGAGCCACTTGGGCTTCATCGGACGGTAGCTCGGGTCCATGTAGAGCAACGGCGGGTCCGGGACTTCGCCCTTCTGGATCTGGTAGGCGGCGGTGAAGGTCGTCGCTTCCCACAGCAGATCGTTGGCTGTCTGAATGTGGCCGCGCTGCCCCTCGCTGATCGTCTTGAAGAACGAGCGACCAAAGAGTTCCGTGAGCTTGGTACCGAACTTGAACGCCTTGTCCTCGTCGGCCTTGGTGGAGACGATCAGATGATGGTGGTTCGTGTTCGGCCCGCGCTTCTCAAGAAGCGCGGCGTAGTCGTTGTAGTCGAACGGCGAGTTCGAGTTGAACGGAGTGCAGAAGATCATTGGGGTGTAGCTTGGTCAGATTGTCGTGAATGTCAATGCCGATCTTGCAAGCGGACCAGCTCCCAGCCCGCCTCTTGGAGTGCGGCTTCGATCTGCTCGGCGGCGTTTGCCGCCCAGACGAAGATGGTGCCGTCCTCTTGGATGATGGCTTCGTCGATGGCTTTGGCGCGGCACACTGCTGTGATGACCGCATCTCCTGGAGTCTCATGATGGATCTCCATATCAAGATTCGTTGATGCGTTCAAAACCGAGGAACTGAATGGTCTCATCCTCCAGTTTCTCAAACTTGGGAGCGTAGCGCGGCGGCTTGATGTTGTCGCCGCAGTCCTCAAACAGCTCGCTGCACGCCCAGTAGTGCATGCTCATGTCCTCGTAGCGCATCTCAGCCCGGAAGATCAGGCACTTCGATGTGACTTGAATCACCGCTTCCGGGTGTTCTCTCATGCAATACTCGCTGACGGCAAACCGCCCTTGGCGACGGTGAATGGGGTGGGTGTCGTTCATGGCGTGTCTCTTTCTCGTTTCAGTTTGCGTGATGCGGTGATGCGGTGGGCTTTCTTCTTGAATGCCTCCCAGGTGTTGCCCGTGGCCCGGTGATCGGTCGCCGCCCTCTCAGCAGCCTTGAAGCCGTGACGCAAGCGAGCCAGTTCAACCGTGAGGAGGAACGAATCGGACTCGTCGGGGGAGTGACCTTCGCGGGCCTTGAAGATGCGCTTGCTCTCGACCTTCACCTTGCGCCCGTCGCCCTGGAAGTTCTTGTCGTATTGGCGGGAGCAGAGCTGCTTGGCCAACTCGGTCGTGATGCCCTTGATCTGGCCGGAGCGGAAGAGGGCATGCGGGCCGCACCAGATCTGGGTGGCGCGGTTGTCGTAGATGGCTTCCTTGCCGTCGTCCTTCTCGCTCTTCAGCGCCTTCCCGGCAGAGGTGATGCCGAGCACTCGGGAACTCCAAACGGTCTTCACCACGTCGGCGAAGACGATCCCGCCGCCCGTGGCGTCGAAGCAGGCGTCCTCGGGCAACACGAAACGCTTCTCGCATTCCTTCTTCCACGCATACACCATCTGGTAGGACACGGGCGTCTCGGAGTCGGTGATGCTGACCTTGAGGGCGATCTCCTCCTTAAGCATGAGCACCTGCTTGCCTTCGGCGTCCTCGCCGAGGTAGCTGAAGGTGCAGGACGGACGGTCGCCGCCGTTGGTGAAGCTCGGGTCGAGGGCGGAGAGCACCTTGGGCTTCTTGAACCCCCAGATGGCAGGCTTCATGGAGCCGGACTGCACGATGTCCGCCTGAGTGTAGATCCCGGCATCAACGCCCTGGGGGCTCCACATGCCCAGCGCCATACGGTAGAAGTAGAGCGAGTCACGACCGTAGGTGTTGGCCATGTCGTTGATGGCCTTCTCGGTGAGCATCCATGAGAAGGTGTCGTTCTTCTCGGTGATCCGTGGGTTGTTCTCGCCGTTGAAGCGGATGCACAGCCCTCCGGTGGCAGTCTCCCACTCCTCGTCCTGCAAGGTGACGGAGCCCCAGCCGTCCTTCGGCTGACTGAAAATTCCGAAAGAATCGAAATAGGAGTTCGGGTTGCCGAGTCCGACGATCTGGAAGTTGCCCTCGTTTCCGGGCTTCAGGTTGGAGTTGACGACGTTGAGGATCGACTCGGCCATGCCCGTCATCTCGTCAATGATGAGGATGATCTTGCCGTCGCGTCCGTCCGGCCCCTGGGTCTTCGGGGCCTTCATCCCGATGAGCTTGTCCAGCGCGGACTTCTCGTTGGACTGCTCGGAGGCGAGAAGATAGATGCCGGACGACTGGGAGTAGCCGTTCTTCTGGTAGTTCATCCCCTGCACCTCGTTGGTGGACCACAGGGCCTTGCCGGGGAGGTTCGGGATGGCTTCCCAGTATTCCTTGAAGGTCTTCCAGATGCGCTTCTTGGCACCGGAGAGCGTGGTGGACATGATGAAGACCAACGTGTGCGTCGGGTCCATCAGGTAGTTGACGATGCCCCAGAGGGCGAAGGGGTCCGATTTTCCGGCTGAGGTACACCCGGCAATCGAAAGTTCGTCCTCCTCGCACGCCTTACGAAGCATCTTCTCCGACCATGAATTCCAAATGAACCGTTTCTGGCACTCCAGATCCTGGTTGTTCCAGAGAAGGTCAACAAACCTTTTGAAATGGCCAAACTTGTCCAGTCCCCCCTCCGCCCGTGTGTGGTTGATGCGGAAGCACAGGGCCTCGATGGTCAGTTGGTCCGTGAGCCAGTTGCCCGTGAGCCCGTTGATCTCGTAGCCCAAGGCTTCGAGACCGTAGAAGTTGTTGCGGGGCTGTGGGGTGGCGGGGGGCATCAGAGGATCGGGTCCAGCACGATCGCTGGCTTGGTGGGTTCGCGGCTGACCGAGTCGTCGATGAACAGCGGGGCGAGGTCGCCGTGCTCCTCGATGAGCTTGTTGACGAGACCCCAGACGACCTGCTGCGCGGTCTCCTCGTTGATCCGGGATCGGGCCATCTCCTTGCGGACCAGCAGCGGCAGCGAGTAGCAGATGCGTGGGGTCTGGCTCGGGTGAACCGAGATGCCGAGAGTGGCGGAGTCATACATGCGCTCAAGCGCGGCGATGGGGGTGCTCATGATGGTTCGGTTTCTCCGAGTTCTGCCCAGTCCTTCTTGCGGACCTCGTAGTAGGCGGCACGGACGCCGTTGAGCGCCTTGTCGCGAGGGTGCAGGTTCAGCGTTTCGCAGACCTGGGCCACGGCGTCCTTCACGCCCCAGTCGGCATCCTCGACGAGTCTGCGGACCACCCATGCGGGACTCACCCACTGCCCATGCTGGGCGCGGCGGTTCGCGGGCAGGGGCTTCCTGCGCATGATCTCCTGGGCGATCTCGGCAATGTTCACGGAGTCAGTGGATCACTCCGTCGGATTGTCGTCAAGTCAGATTGCGTGCAAAAGAGAACGGCCACCAAGTCCGAAGACGAGGTGGCCGCTGTGGTGTAATCGCCAGAGAACACTTACGCGGGAACCGTAGTGCCGGAGTCGGGCTTGTCAAGGTAGATGTGGGCGGTGGCTTTGACGTAGCCCGCAAATCTAGAGTCGCTTTTTGTCAGCGAAGTGTCCTCAACGAACTCCATGTCCGCCTCATGGAACCAACCCGAAATCACTAGATCGGGCTGCTTCGGTGCTGGCTCAAGCACCGGAACGAACGAGACCTGCGGGCCTGCGGCGTGGACCTCCTCAAGCCCGACGAGCGAGCCTGCCAGTTGGTTCCACGCATTCCGCTTCATCTCGGTAAGCGCCCGGTCGAAAAGTGGGTTTGTCTTACAAGCCGCCTCCAATCCGGGGAGCACGGGCTCCACGATGCCCTGGAGATGGCGGATGGTCTCGGACAGCGAGTTGGCGTAGTCGAGGTCTGCGTCCCGGTCGTGGAGACGCATCTCGGCGTGGGCGATGGCGGCGTTGGTGAGTCGGTTGTCGCGGATGGCGGACAGCTCGGCGATGGCGTTGGCGTGGTTCATGGTAGTTTCAGTGTTGTTCAGGGATGCCGACGAGGATCACCCCGACGGCGAGGGCGATCATCGCCCAGTAGAATGTTTCGGCGGGGTTCACTCGATCTCGTCCTGCTTGCGCCACTCGGCCTGCTCCTGGCGCTTGACCGGGATGGGCTTGTCGCTGGTGAACCACAAGGCGGTCTGGCCTCCGAGGATGAGATACTTGCGGATCAGCTCACGCTCGATGAGCCTGTTGAGGTGCTTGCGGGTCAGCACGGGCTTCCACCCCATCTCCTGCATCAGGTCGGTGGTGGGCACCGCCACGTCCTTTGGCTCTGGGTCGGTGCCATGCAGCTCCTTCCACAGTTTCGTCCGCTTGCGGACCAGGGCCTTGAGCTTGAGGTAGAGCCTCTCGGTGCTTGGGGGTAGGTGGGGGTTCATAGCAGTGAGGGGTCGTGCTTGATCGCGTCGAACGTGGTGCCCTTGTCCATCAGGTAGGCTCGGGTCCATCCGGTGTCAGCGTTGATGGTGGTCTGCTGGTTGCGGCCATCGAGATCCACGTAGTTCAGGACGACGTGCTCCGGGAAGCGGCGGATGGAGACGGCATCGACTTCGAGGATGTCGGCGTTGCGGGCTCGGTCTTGGAGTTTGAGGATCATGGGGTCTGTTGCTTCTTCTTCAGTTTGGTGATCTGCCCGCGAAGGGCGGCGTTGGAGCGTTCGAGCTTGTGGCGACGTTCTTTTTCTTCAGTGAACCACCTCTTGTAGAGGTCGTGGTCCCGCTGGAGCGCGATGTGGTTCTTGGCCATTGCCTCGGTGGCGTCGGCGATGCGCTGGAGACTGCCGCAGTTGATGTGGTCGATCTCGCGTGGGTGGCTCGTAGTGATGTTGGCCCTGCTGGCTTCTCGCGTGGTGCTCATGGAATCTTGATGTGTGGGAACGGGTTGCTCTTGGGTGGGGTGACGGGTGGCGGCGTCTCGGCCTTCGCCTTCTCAGGGAAGATGCGGTCGAGGGTTGCCCTGGCGGCTCGGTGATCCCGGATGCGGGACTTGTCTCCTTTGACGGTTTTCATGAGAGTTGCTGGTTCAGGGCGGCTAGGGCTTCATCCGCGATGTTGCAAACAACGCCGACGGTAGATTCGTAGCGGTTGGATCGCTGGCGAGAAATGGCCCGCAATGCCTCCGCGAGCCTGTCCCGCTGCTCTTCAATGGCCCAGCAGTTCATCATGCGGATCTCTGAAAGACGATTCGCCTCGGCAAGCTGGCGTTCGAGGTTGCTGTTGCGCTCAAGCATGCGATTTTCATTAACTCGGATTTCGCGCAAGCAAATTCTATCTGTTTGGTTGCCCGTAATCGGCGTGTCTGTGTTCTTGCTCATGGCTTTTCCAGTTGGGATTTGAGGGCGTCGAAAGCTTCCATAGCAGCGTCCGATTCAACGCCGTTGTAGCTGCGGTATCGGTCTGCTTCTACTCGGGCGTATAGCATCTCCGCGACCGCCTTCCAAGCTGCGGCCTCGCGTTCGAATCCGGCTGAAACGTCGTAGCACACGACGGATGTTCCTAGCTCGGTCATCCATTCGGCAGCATCGCTTTTCGGCGTCGGGTAGTCGGTGAGGTTCATTCCTCACCTCCTAGCACCCGATAAAGAGCTTCAGCGCGTTGGGCGGCGGTGGCGTTCACGACAAGAAAATCAACGCTTCTAACCTCAGAAGGCGAACTTCGCCTCGCGAGTCGAAGCAACTTCCAAATCTCAAAAGAGAACTGGTCCTGCTCATGAATGGTTCTAAGCGACTTCGTTGTGGCTGAAATTACAGCATTGAGGTCGGCGGTGTAGTCGGGGATGTGGCGTCGCGTGATCCCGTTCAAATCGCCAACAATGTCGCCGTCTCGCGTAGTTGATGGGCCACCTTCTTTGTGTTTATTGAATGCGTGGATATTTGTCCACCCGCACTTCTCTGCGATGAAGCGGTTAATTTTCTGGCGTCGTTCGGGGTTCATGGCGTCACCTCCTCCGGGTGGATCGTGGCGCGGCGGAGGGTCCATCCATATTTTTCAGGAATTTTACCCGGCATCAGCTCTTCCTTGAACCGCATTGTTCCATCCTTATGCACCCACACCTCGACCTCAAGCGGCTCGGGGGCGATGCGGTAGTTCCATCGGTGCCAATTCCAAATTGGCTGGTGGCACTCCTTCCAATCTCCGTCGTTCCACTCTCGGGACTCTACTTTTTTGCCTTCACTGTGCGCGATCATCACCACTGCGGCCTGTTTTGTTTCTTCTGCATTCATACGAGGACACTCCTACAATCTGACATTCAGATTGTCCAGCCCAAAAATAAGCCCCGTCACCAGTTTGTTGCTGATGACGGGGCTAGGTCCGGCCCAGTCGCCGGAAGGAGGTGGTGGCCTGTGCGCTCCTCCGAGATCTCCCAGAGGCAGGCCGTAGCCGTTACTCGCTCGGATCGGGGGTGCCGTCAAGCTCGAAGGTCGGATGTCCCACACTGCACTCCGCCGAGGCCAGCCACTCCAGTGACTCGAACCGGGGGAGGGTGGCGCAAGCAGGTGCGAACGCTTCGTCGATGAGCAGCACCCGGTTGTTCGGCACTGCCGCGAACCAGCCACCACTGGTTTGCAAGACACTGAGGGCTTTGTGCTGTTCCGCGTCGTCGGCCAGGGCATTACCCTCGAAGTCGATGGTGAACAGGTAGCGTGACTCGATCCTCTCAGGGTGGCCGGGGGCCTTGCGGACGTTGAGCAACTGGGCGTTGCCGCGCTTCATCAGGGCGAACTCGTGGACCGTGAACCTGGAGGAGAACGTGTCCCACGGCTGGATCAGGTCAGCGGGAGGCATGGGGCACGGCTTCCAGCACAGAGCTTGGATCGGCAGACAGAACATCGCTCCAGCGCAGGACGGCTCGTCGAACCGCACCTGAAACTGGAGGCTCGCCGCCTCCTGACACCTGATGGCGAGGATGTGGGCTGCGAGATACTCGCCGTGGCCAGACTTGAGGTTCTGGGTGAACTCCCTGCGGACGAGGCAGCGGATGATCGACGGCGGATCGGCGAGGATGTGGCTCATTTGATGGGTGGTGGCTGGGTAGCAGGGTCGGGGTGGGGCGTCAATATCAGACGAGGTAGTCCTCCACGTCATCGGCGTAGCGCCCGGTGAGTCCGATGAGCCGACGCATGGGTTGCCGACAGGTGCGCGGACCCATCCCAGGCCAGCAGATTCGCCCTTTCAGCCACGCATCCACCACCTGCTGCTTCACCTTGAAGTGCTTGGCCGCATCCGTGACACATCCAAACTGAAACTCCTGGCCTTTAAGGGTGAACACCACAGCGCGGGCGTGGGGGTTGTTCCCGCCCCGCTTGGCCAAACTCTGCTTCTCTCGGGTTTCCGGCCCGACTACCTGCGACTCGCGAATTTTCCGCATTTTCTCACGGAACTCTGGATCTCTCCATCTCTCCGCCGTCTCGGGGTGGGGGTTCGTGGCCCCGATGGACGTCTTTGACGTGTTGCAGCATCCGGGGCTCCCGTGATGCAGGTCGAGGAGCGCCTGTTCGGCTGCACGGATCTCAGCCACCGTGGCTCCGCGCATCTCTTTAACGACTTCAAACAGTGGCGGAGTGTCGGGGGTGAGGGCATCAAAAGCTGCTTGGAGCGCCTTGGAGTGGTGCCTGCTGCGCCGGAGCAGCCTTGCGTGATCGCGGCGGCGGACATCTATATCGACAGCGGACCCAATGTAGAAGGAGCCGCCGCAGTGGACCATGTAGGTGCCGCTGACAACGAGTTTCGAGTAGAGGTTTTGTTTGAGGGGTGTTTTCACAGGAGTATGTTGATACAAGTTTCACTGAATTGCAACAACATTCGACTCGGGGTAGAAAATTGAGGGGGTGCGACGCTACAGGTTTCGCCGGTGGGCATGGGGACGCCACCCCCCACCCGCCGCCCCTGGCCCCGGATTCGCGCAACGTGAGCCCCACCCGCCGCCCCTGGCCCCTGGCCCCGGCTCCGGCTCCGGCTCCGGCTCCGGCTCCGCCCTTCACTTTGCCACGCAAAGCCGCACGAAGTAACAACTTGCACAAGCGACTAGCTCTCAGTGCGTTAGGAGATTGGCATAAGAAACCGTATGTTACAGTCTACGTAATGCCGGGTCCATCATGGTTGACCGACACACGCAACCCCTACACGCTCAACCACTTACGCACCGAGCCGGGAAACCCTGCGTTGCCCGGTCCGGCATTGTCCGATTATGCACACTCACACCAGCCAATCCTCCACCGTTTCCGGCACCTCGACAGCCTCGACCACCACGCCACCACGCCTCGACAGTGACGCGCCGACGTTGACCAGGAGCGAGACCGGAGCGCCTTTATCGCGTTGATCCAGGCCATCGGCTTTCCGAATCATGTCATTCAGAATTTTCATCTCTGACCAGTTGCGCGGGGGTTCGAGTTCTCTAAGCCCTTGAACACTAAGCACTTTCAGAGCTTGGGAAAGCTCGTTCTGATAGTCCTGTGGGGCGGAATTGGGGGAGATTGACAGCGTTTGATTGTCGGGGGGTATTGACGAATCTTGATATGGAGATCCATCATGAGACTCCAGGAGATGCGGTCATCACAGCAGTGTGCCGCGCCAAAGCC